CATGAATCCGATAAAACGCGCAAATTTTCAATAGATGAGTTAAAAGAAATTATCAGTATTTACAAGGCAAAAGTAAAAAATATCGAAAAAAAGTAAAAATAATTTAAAATAATTAGGTTTATATTAAAAAGTTATATTACTTTTACAGAAACAAAAACAAAATATATGAAAGCAGCACAATTTGAAACAGGAAACGTTTACGAAATGAGATTTATTACGGATAGTGATTTACGTACTGAATTTATTTGTACAAAACGAACTGAAAAATCAGTAACTTTTGAAACGTTTAAAACAGCGCACGAAAAAATTACGCGTAAAATCAAAGTTTATGAAGGAGTTGAATACATTTTACATGGTAATTATTCAATGGCTCCATGTATTAAAGCGGATCGAGTAATTTATTAAATTAAAAAAAAATGTCAATTACAACTTTTGAAAATTACACGCATGAATTAACGGATCAAGAAATGGAAATTTTACCGATCGTAATTCATGGATTCAGGGCGTATAAAAAAAAGAATCCAATTAAAGCGGAATTAATAGTAAAGCGCATGAATCAATTTTTAACGGATCGCGGGTATAAAATAAGGTTAACCGGGCCACGATTGCGAAAGCTGGTTAATTATATTCGTTCAAATAGCTTATTGCCGTTAATTGCGACCTCACAAGGCTATTTTACAACTGATTGCAAGGAAACTATTAAGGAACAAATTAAAAGCCTTTACGAGCGCGCAAATTCAATTGAGCGATGCGCGAACGGATTAAAAGAATTTTTGTAATATTTTTTTAAAAATTAGGTTTATATTAAAAATTTAGATTATATTTGTAAACAATTAATAATTATAGTTATGAAAGCAACAGTAAAAACAAAAAATCCTTATACGTTTCCAACGTTTACGGTAATGATTGGAAAAGAAGTAATTAAAGCTTTTTATTCCAGAAAAGAAGCAATTGAATTTAGAAACAATTTAAACGAAAGCAAATGATTAATTTATTTAAAAACTTGGCCGCATTTCAACAGGAAATTAAAGTAATTCACAAAGGATCACAAGGTTACGGGTATAAATTTGCGGATTTACCTAAAATCTTTGAAGCTATCAATCCATTAATGGAAAAACATGGATTAGGATTTACGCAACTAATTAACACCCACGAAGGCCAAAATTATTTAGTTACAATTGTATTCCATTGTGAGAGCGGCGAAAAACTTGAAAGTTCAACTTTAATTCCAAACGTTCAACTCGCAAAAATGAACGAATACCAATGTTTTGGATCCGGAATAACTTACTACCGTCGTTACTGTTTGAGTTCAATTTTAGGATTAGTTACCGACGTGGATAATGACGCAAGCGGAAAACAAATTTTAGATTCAAAAAGATTCAATAATGCAGTTATAAAAATCCAAAATGGCGAATATAACCGCGCAGATTTAGAAGCAAATTTTGAGTTAACAAAAGAACAAATTAGTATTTTAAATGAAAATGGAATCTAAGATAGTTTTATTTGATGCGGATAGCCTTGTTTATCAATCGATTTACAAGGTTATCAGTTTCGGGGAAATCCGAAACATGCTAAAAAGCGGAAAATTACGCTTTGAGATTGAAATGGAAATTTTACAACGCGGTTACGATCGGTTTGAAAAAATAAGTTTTGATATTTTGAACGAAATTGAAGATCATTTTCACGTAGAAAAAACACTATATTTTTTTACGAAATGTAAAAACAACTTTCGAAAGGAAATAGATCCACAATACAAAGCAAATCGTAAAAAACCGAATCGTTGGATTTCTGAGTTACGAAATTATTTAATCGAGTATTGGGAAAATTCATTCGCACACGACGAATACGAAGCGGACGACCTTATTTTTTATAACGCTCAGTTATTAAACGTAAACGATTATATAATTTGTTCAATCGACAAAGATTTAAAGCAAATTGAAGGACTTCATTTTGATTATTACCAGCTTAAAAGATACGACGAAAACGGCGAAGAATTTAAAATTCGAAAAGGGTTTAAAAACATGACAAAAACCGACTGCGAAAATTTACTTTGTGAACTGTTTTTGGTTGGTGACTCATGCGATAATATAAAAGGCGTGAAAGGAATTGGAGAAGTAAAAGCAAAAAAAATTATTTACTCAAAAAATTCAACATACGGAAAATTTCGAGCGATTTGCGAAGCGTATAAAAACGAATCTGAATTTTGGAAAGAAAAATTACGAATGAATTATAAACTATTAAAATTTCAATAAATGATACCAAAAGAAAAAGCAAAAGAATTATTGGATAAATATTATATTATTTGTCAAGAATTTACGGAAGAAATACAATGCAGCATTCAGGCTAAACAATGCGCATTGATTACAGTGGATGAAATACTTGAAACTAAACTATTAAAAAATAGATATTGCGGTTTTGTTGAATTAGATAAAAGCCATATTGAATATTGGAACGAAGTAAAAAACGAAATTGAAAAATTATGAATCCGGAAGTTAATGAAGAGATCAAAGAATTAAAACACGAAATAAAGGAGTTAAAAAGCGTTTTAATGTACATTATCGAACAAATGGATAACGGCACGCCATTACATAGCAATTCGACTATAATTAAAATTTGCCGAGCAGAATTAGGAATAATAAATAAATAAAAATGAAACAGAAATACACAAGGCCAACTTCAACGGTAAAATATGAAAAATATTTGCCGATAATTAAAATGGAAATTGATTCGCAAGATCTAAAAAGCATAAATGCTATATTTAAAGGTTATGGAATTTCAAATAGTTGGGTAACGTTTTTAAAAAAATCAAATGTAATTTACAAAGATTCAAACGATTTTTATAGATGGAGCGAAAAAATACCTGTTTCAAAAAAGTTAATTGAAGCGTTCAGGAATTACAAGTTTGAAACAAATCAAGAATACCGATTAAAAATAAAACCAATTGAAACTAATTTATTCACCGAAATAAAAAAAGATCCTGTAAAACGAAATACAAAACAAAAACCCGTACCGCAGGAAATAGGATTAATTAGAAGGTTTATAAAATGGATTTACTAATCAAATAAATAAATAAAAATGGAAAACAAGTACGACAATTCCGGGGCTTTATTCACGAATGAATATAAGAAAACAGATCAGCAACCCGACTTTAAAGGAAATATTACAATTAACGGTAAAAACTTCAAACTAAGCGCGTGGAAAAATAAAGGTCAGGGAGGGAAAAATTTTATCAGTTTAAAAATTGATACCTACGAAGAAAAACCAATAACGCCCGAAGTACCCACGAAATCAGTTTTAGACGATTTTTTAAATGATTTTTAAAATGAAAGCGACAAAAATAATTGCGAACAGCGATCAAATTACGCGGAATCTACTTCGAGAATATTTGAATAAAACAGGAATAACGTTAAATGCGTTTTGCGTGGATGCTAAATTGCATCAATCAAACATCCACGTATTTTTAAACGGGAAATCAGTTACAAATCGAACTATTCAACGCGTGGCCAGCTATCTTTATTCGAAAGGAATGTAATAATTAAGAGCGAAACGTAAAAAATTTCGCTTTTTTTTTTCAAAATGTATTGTTTATTCAAAAAGTTATATTAAATTTGAAAACAATTAAAAACAAAGTATATGAAAGCAACTGCAAAAACAACGATTAAAACTTCTGAAGGATTTAGAATTTACGCGGGTGAAGAGGTTTTAATTTTACGCGCATTGAGTCCAATTGAAAGCGTTAAATTATTCGAAATTAGATCAAATAATGGATCTTTTAAAACTACTGAAAGTTTAGTAAACAAATTTTTTAACATATAAAATCAAACTATTATGAAAACAGTAGAATTTAAAAACAAAAATTTCAAAATCGTTAATTTAGAATTTTGCGATAACGAAGTATTTTTTAGCATCGTTATTGGAGAAAAAGAAGCGTTTGGAAAAGGCGATTTAACGTTTAATTGCACGGTTGAATGTGGCGAATTTGTTTACGATAATTGTGATTTAATGCTGGAATCTTTTCAATGGGATCACAATATGGAATTGTTTTTTATGAATAACAGAAATACAAAATTAATTTGTGATGCGATTGAAGCAATTGTAAACGAGGAACCTGAAAATTATGGTTTTGATTCCGAAGCTTACGAAAACGAACAAATGGAATGGCACGAAGAATTAAACTACCAAATACGCCGGGAACAATGTTATTAAAAAATATTGCAATACTGATTTGGATTATTTTTATAATCGGTATTGCTTTTTATCTAATCAAAAAACACGTAGAAAATGAATAAAAATATTTGCTATGAAATAAAAAACGCGCCAAAAACTGAATGTTTTACGCAGTTACCAAATGATAACCACTTAAAAATAAACTTTGAAACCTATGAAGTTCAATTTGGAACGTGGAATATTGGTAAAATAACTTCGCTAATTGTAACGAATCCAAACGGAACCGAGCAAAAAATTGATTTAAGAAATATTTAAACTAAATTTGACACATGAAAAAACTAAAAGTAATTACAGGATTTTTAATACTACCTTTATTTATAGGCTTATTTTGGTTAGATAGGTTCGTTTTAACGATTTGTTGGTGGATAACTGCAAAACCTATTCAAAAATGGATTCACACCGAACAGGACGTAATTAATAGCTTAATCCGGGTAATCGTTGCATTGTCAATTTATGGACTGTTTGAATTAATATTTTAAGAATGATAAAAGTTAGCATAAAAGACGTTAAACCGAACCCAAAAAATCCGCGCGTAATTCGTGACGGCAAATTTCAAAAGTTAGTTCAATCAATAAAGGAATTTCCTGACATGCTAAATAAACGCCCTCTAATCGTTTTTACAGACGTTGACGGTAAATATTGCGTATTGGGTGGAAATATGCGCTTAAAAGCGTTAAACGAACTAAAATACACTGAAATACCGGTTATAATCGCAGACGAATGGACGGAGGAACAAAAAGCGGAATTTTTAATTAAAGATAATGTTGGTTTTGGGGAATGGGATTGGGATATGTTAGCAAATGAATGGGACGTAGAAAAGTTAGACGATTGGGGTTTAGATTTGCCTGTTGATTTAAGCCTTGAGGAATTAGAAGCAGAAGAGGACAATTACGAAATACCTGACGAAATTGAAACTAATATTGTATTAGGTGATTTGTTTGAAATAGGCGAACACAGATTACTTTGTGGTGATAGTACACAAGTTGATACTTGGCAAAAAGTTATGAATGACAAACTTTGCGATATGGTTATGACTGACCCGCCTTATAATGTAGATTATTCATCTAAAAATAAAATGCTAAATTATTCTGACAAAGGAAACCATAACCAAACAGATATTGAAAATGACAAAATGGATAATAATTCGTTTTATGAATTTTTATACGATTTTTACACAGCGTTAGGAAGCTACACAAAACAAGGCGGTGCATGGTATGTTTGGCACGCAGACTCGGAAGGTAAAAATTTTAGAAATGCGTTTACAAATAGTGGACTTTTGCTTAAACAATGTTTAATTTGGGTTAAAAATAATATGGTTATTGGAAGACAAGACTACCAATGGAAACACGAACCATGCCTGTACGGATGGAAAGAAGGAAAAGCGCATTATTTTACAAACGAAAGAACTCACACAACCGTAATAGAAGACAAGTTAGATATTAAAAAACTAACAAAAGACGAAATGAAAAAAATGCTAACTGAAATGTTAAGCGATAAAAACAAAACAACAATAATTAACTGCGACAAACCACACCGAAGCGCAGAACACCCAACAATGAAGCCTATTTTATTATTAGCACCATTAATTCAAAACAGTTCAAAAGAAAATGAAATAGTTGCGGATGGCTTTTTGGGTTCGGGTTCTACAATGGTTGCAAGCCACCAACTTAAACGCAAATGTTACGGAATGGAATTAGATCCAAAATATTGCCAAGTAATAATTGATCGAATGAAAAAACTTGATCCAAGTTTAGAAATTAAGCGCAACGGAGTTAAAATTTAAAAAAAAACTAACTTTGTAATAAAATAGCACCGAAATAACAGCGAAATGGCAAACGAACAAAATTTAAAGCCCGCTTGGAAAAAAGGCGAAAGCGGAAATCCAAAAGGTTATCCAACAGGGAAAAAAAATCGAAGCACAGTTGCGCGTTATTGGATGGAGGTTAATCAAAAGCTAAAAAACCCGTTAACAGGAACGGAAGAAACAATGTCGCAAGAGGATTTAATGACCTTAGCACTCATTAAAAAGGCTCGCGAGGGCGATGTTTCAGCGTACAGGGAACTAATGAATTCAGGTTACGGCGCTCCCGTTCAACAAATAGAACAAACGCAAACAAATATCGATTTGAGCGATTTAACAACTGATGAGATAAAAGATTTATTAAAAGGTGAATGATAAAATCGAAGCGTTAAAAAAGGAACTGAAACACGAACTTTGCAGGCGTGAATTTTGGGAATTTTGCCTATTTTACGATCAAGATTTTTTTTCAAAACGTGATTTTCTTCACGAAATTGCAATCGGATTCCAACAAATCGAAGAAAAAAAAATAAATTCTTTGAGCGTTTCAATGCCGCCACGAGCGGGTAAAAGTTATATTACTTCATTATTTTGCGCGTGGGTAATTGGTAGAAATCCAACGGAATCAGTAATGAGAAACACATGCACGGCAACTCTATATTTGAAATTTAGTTACGATGTTAGAACGATTGTAAAATCCGATAAATTTAAACAGGTATTTAATAACGTGCATTTAAGTGATGACAAAGCAAATTTACAGGGGTGGAACACTAACCACAGTAAACAAGTCGGGTATTTTGGCGCGGGCGTTGGAGGAACTATAATTGGATTTGGAGCGACAAAAATAGGCGTTACCGATGACCTTTACAGAAACCTCGAAGATGCTTTGAGCGACACCGTAAACGATCGTATTATTCAATGGAAAGAGGCAACTCATGACTCACGTTTCGAAAGCGGTTGCGCCCGGATTGATATCGGCACGCGTTGGAGTATAAACGACGTTATCGGAAGAAATATTCAACAAAAAATATACGATAAATCGATAATAGTTGCGGCCTTGAATGAGAATAACGAATCATTTTGCACCGATGTAATGACAACCGAAGAATATTTAACCAAAAAAAAGCGAACGGATCCGAGTATTTGGGCCGCTGAATACCAACAGGAACCCGTCGACATTAAAGGACGTTTATTTAGTGACTTAAAATTTATATCTACAACCGATTTAAACAGCATAAAAGACAAAATCGAGGGTTGTATTGGTTACGTGGACGTTGCGGACCAAGGCGCGGATTACACGGCAATGGCGATTCTCGCAGTTATAAACAAAGATTTTTATTTAGTGGATTACGTATTCAATAAATCAAATACGGATGTTACGCTCCCGTTAATTGTGGCAAAATTAAACGAGTGGAAAGTAACATATTGCCGGGTTGAATCCAATTCGATGGGTGCGATGTTTGCCCGCCAAATCCAAAAGGAAGTTAAAACCAAAATTTTACAAGTTCACAATTCAACCAATAAACAAACCCGTATTTTAATGAACAGCGTTTTTATTCAACAGCGAATTAATTTCCTTCAATCAGGAACGCCCGAAAACGAGTTGTTTATTGAAAATGTATTGAACTATTCCAAAGAGGGAAAAAACAAAAACGACGATGCGCCCGATTGTTTGGCGGGTTTATCGATATTCGCGCAGTCGATGTTTAAACACCTTATATAAAAAAAAATTAACTTACAAGTGATTTAGTAATTATTTTCGACTAATTTTGTCAAAAACTATTTAATGGCGTTCGATTTTATTACAGCCTTTACAGATAATTTATTTAGTCGCGATCGATATTCAAATATTGTGCGTAACACTTTACCTCCAACGGCGCAAGTTTGGGGAAAAAAAGAGGCGGTTTGGTTAGATACGGGCGATGCGTGGCGATTGTTTGTTGACATTCCAGAACTTCGCATGGTAATAAATAAACGCGCGTCAATGATGAGCGGAAACGAACCCAAATTATACGATAAAAACGGCGATTTAGTCGAGAATCATTGGTTGAATGATTTAATTACGCAACCGAATGCAGTTCAAAGCTGGTCGGATATTGTTTATTCAATGAGCGTTCAGGATGCTTTGTATTCAAATGTCGTTGCATACGCGCCAAAACGATCCTTTGAGATTCGTAATTTAATGGTTGTTTTACCAAATAACAAAATAAGGATTAATTTAAGCGGCCGGAAATTAAAGCAAATGGACAAAGAGAATTTAATTGATTCTTTTCGATTCACTTACGACGACGGCGAAACGGAATTGATTACGTGGGAGGAAGCAATTTATTTGACCACAGCAGATGGAATGAATATCGTTAAACCAATTTCACGAATTGACTCACTTCGATTTCCTTTGTCAAATATTCAAGCGCAGTATAATAAACGAAATGTGTTACTTGAAAATTTAGGCGCGATTGGTATTTTAAGCGCGCAAAATTCAGATATGGGTGGGGCAATTCCAATGACACCAGAGGAACGAACAAAAATACAGCGCGATTGGTACCGACGTCAAAAAGACGAAATAATGATAACCGAATCCAATGTTACGTGGAATCCGATGAGTTACCCAACGCGCGATTTAATGTTATTCGAAGAGTTAACCGCTGATGTTATTGCAATTATCGACACGTTCGGAATGAATTACAATCTTTTTTCAAGCGACAAAGGATCGACATTTTCAAACGTTCGCGATAGTTTAAAAATGGTTTATCAGGATACTATAATCCCGGAAACGCAAGCGATGTACGATTCAATCATGCACCAATTTGGATTAAGCCAACAAGGGTATTATTTAGAGGCTTGTTTTGACCACGTACCCGTTTTACAGGAAGATGAAATGCAAAAATCACAAGCGCAAAAAATCGAAGTGGATAGCTATTCAATACTATTAAAGGACGGTATTATTACGCCGGAACAATACGCGGCACAATTCGACATTGAAATACAACCTATTGATAGAACTCAAAGCCAACAGGCAGCGCTTGCACAGGCTCAAACTAACTTGAAAGGTACTGTTGGAGGTTTGGATGGAATAATCGCTTTAAATACAGCCGTTTCAACCGGTCAAATGGATAGACAAACCGCAGTAAATACATTGATTTCATATTACGGATATGATTCAATCGTTGCAAATAGTTTAATTACCACACCAAAAGAGGTTGTAACGCCCGTAACAGTATAAAAAATGATATTTGCACACCGATAAAACAAAGGAAATAGTAAATAAAATGAGAAATAACCTTTATAATATAAAAGCGGCCGCCGAAATTCGTGATATTGATTCCGTTGGTAGAAAAGTTGCGGTCTATTTAGCGAAGTTTGATAATATCGATTCCGATAATGATATGATTCAAAAAGGCGCGTTTACAAAATCAATTCAGGAACGCGGGCCACAAAGCGCCGGCAACAGAAAAATCGCTTTTTTACGACACCACAATTGGGAAATGCAAATAGGAAAATTTTTGGAATTAAATGAAGATGATAACGGATTGTTTGCAATCGGTGAATTAGGTACTTCGACACAAGGCGAAGACGCTTTCAGGGATTACGAAGACGGAATAATTCGCGAGCATTCAATCGGGTTTCAATATATCGAGGACAAAACAAAATGGATTCCGGATGGAACAGGCGAAGCGGGCGGTTATTTTTCAGTAATGGAGGTTAAACTTTACGAAGGTAGCGCGGTTACATTTGGAGCGAATGAAATGACTAACGTTGTTGGCGTAATAAAAGGGGAACAAAAACACGCCCGTATTGAACGAATAACAAACGAATTAAACATTTGTATTAAGGCACTTGTAAACGGCAAAGGAACCGACGAAAGATTGCACGAAATAGAAATGAAAACAAAATATTTAAACAGTGAATTAATAACACTTGCCAGCGCGGATCCGATCACGATTCAATCCGTAAAAAGCGAGCCGTTCAACGAGCCGTTTAATTGGAGTAACGTAGTAAATAATTTAAAATTCTAAAAAAATGGATCCAAATGTAACGCCGGACACGGCAGCAATGACGCCAGAAATGGCAGTTGAACAAATCAACAAAATGGTAGCTGATAAACTACAAAATTTATTAACGCAAGCGGATTTAGACGCAATCAAATCCGAAATGGAAGGTTACAAATCTTTGCAAGTTAAAAGCGATGAGTTAATGAAAGCAATCGCAAAAATGGAAGGCCGTATTGAAGCGAAAAGCGAAACAATACACAACGAACCAACTTCAAAAAATCCAAAAGGATTAGCGGGTAAATTGTCAAAAGCATATGCGGATAATATCGCAACGATAAAAGATTCTGTTGCAAAAGGTCAAAACTTTACTTTAGAAGTAAAAGCGGCCGGTGATATGACAATCGACAATGACTATTCAGGAACTTATGCATTAACAACTTTAGATCCTGAGATTAACAGAATTCCACGACCAACGCGTAGAATGATGGAAATTGCAAACGTAGGAACAACGGCTTCAAAATTTGTAGTTTATATTCAACAAACACAACAGGCTTCAAGTGATTGGACTGCGGAAAGTATTTTGAAAACAGGCGGCGAAATCAAGTGGGAGGAGGTTTCAAGCGAAGTAAAAAAAGTTGCTGGTTTTGTGAAGGTTTCAAAAGAAATGTTGGAAGATTTAGCGTTCGTTAGATCGGAAATAAACACGGTTTTAATGGAACAAATCGAACAAGCGATTGATTTTTCAATGATAAACGGCGCGGGCGGTACTGATTTGAACGGTTTGATTGGTAACGTTCCAACTTTTAACGCGGGTACTTTTGCTGGTACTATTATTGGGGCGAATATAATCGACGTTATTCAGGTTGCAAAAGCACAAATCCAAGCGGCTAATTTCCAACCGACGCACGTTGTAATGAATCCGGAAGACAAAGCGAAATTTGAGTTAACAAAAACGTCAACTGGCGAATATACATACCCGATGTTCTTTACAGGCGCGGAAAATGTAGCTGGTTTGATTGTAGTTGCTTCAAACAACGTTACAGCGGGTACGATTTTAGTTGGTGATTTTTCCAAATTAATCGTAAAAGTTCGTGAGGCGGTGAATTTAACCGTAGGTTATGAAAACGACGATTTCACTCGTAATATGGTTACTATAATTGCAGAGGCTCGTTTGGTTCAATATATTAGAAACAACGATTTCCCTGCATTCGTAGAGGCTGATTTAGCAACTGCAATCGCAGCATTAGAAGTTTAATAATTTAGTTCAATATGGAAAAGAAACCACGTAAAAAAAAGGTTCTGAATTTAGATTTGGAAACAAAAGAAACGGTAATTACACCGGTTGAATTGGATCCAAGTTTAATTTACGAATTTATTGGAAATGGAAATTTTCGCACGTTACCAAAAGGATCAGTTTGGAAAATAAACGGTGAACTCGCTTCGAAGTTTATTTTAAAAGGTTACGGAAATCTAAAATAAAAAAAATGATTTTAAGCATTCAAGACTTTGTTGGAAAATACGCTTTGCATACGGGAATGTACGATATTAATAAATTGCAGGATTATATTGATATTTACGAACCGCGTTATTTAAAAAATTTGTTGGGAATTGATTTATATAATCAGTTTCAAAGCGACTTGTTAAACAACGTTCCGCAAAGCCCAAATTTCCTAAAAATATTCAATGAATTTAGTGAGGATTTAGGGTATAGTTTTTACACCAATTACGGTTATGCGTATAGTTCAAATCAATTAGATTCGGAAGGTATTTTACAAATGTTGAAAGGCTTTATTTATTTTGAATATTCCAAAGATTTAGTAAACCAAATGACGCCCTACGGAAACGTTAAACCTTTGAGCGAAAATTCTGAGGTTGCGAATACGGGTTTTTCCATGATTTACACGCGATACAACGAAGCGATTAGGTCGTATCGTTCAATTCAAAGTTATATTAGATACAACAACCCCCCAATAGGGCAAGCCGTTACAATCGGAATTGTTTCGGGGGGTTCTAATTACGTGAATTCGAATAACGTTGGTTTGATTGGTGGAAGCGGAACCGGTTTAATAATTAATTTTACAGTAGATTTAACAGGAGTAATTGATGAAATTACAATCGTAGATGCTGGAAAAAATTATAAAATTGGCGATACTTTCACTATTCAGGGCGGAAATGACGACGCGATACTCGAGTTAACGTACGTAGGAATCGGAAATTATAATAAATTCAGGGGGATCGCTAAATCAACGGCGTATTGGTTATGATAAATGACATTTCACAAGCGGTCGAAAACATTGTTAACGCAATAGATACAACTATTTACGGCGTTTATTTGCCCGCTCCGGATGAGTTTACAACCGTATGCAATACAAAATGGGCGCGAATAGGAAAGACAATAACAGATTCGCAAGGAACGCCGTTTTTAATTACCGATATTAATTACGATAATTGGATTCAGGCGGGAATAATTGACGGAGTAATAAATTTACAAGCGCCCTATTTTGTTCCGGGAACAAAGATTGAAGCCAACCGAGAATGGACAATTTCAACAAACGATTTAACGCAGAAAACGCCTTTAGTTTGGTTACTTCATGGAATCCGATATAATTCATTCGGTAAAGAATCCGTTTACGCGTGGGAAAGCGATTTAAGGATCTTTTTTTTAGATGAAACCGACATATTAAATTTTTACACAAAGGACCACATTCAACAGGTTGTAATTCCAATGACAAAATTAGCGGATGAGTTCGTGAAAGTTGTTAAAAATGATCGGAGTTTTTTACGTGTCGATAATTGGGAAATTGTCGAGTTTAGTAGATTCGGAACGGAACAGGAAAACGGATATTTTAAAAACATATTGGACGCAAATTTGAGCGGGGTTGAGCTACGAATTAAGCTCACGAAATACAAAGAAAATTGTAAATGTTAAATAAAAAAAATTAGAAAAAATGGCAGGATGTAA